ACGACGCGCTCTTGCGAGGCAACCATCGACTGCATGGCTTGCCGGTCGCTCTCGATGATCTCCTTGTTCTTGTCCTTCAAGTCGTCCAGGGCCTTGAAGTAATCGCGCCGGATCATGGCCGACCGTTCGGACCAGCTACGGTTTTCCTCCTGACGCTTCTGCTCTTCCACCTCACGAAGCTTGCGCAGTTCCTCTTCCTTGTCTTTGAGGTACAGCAGCGTGGCTGCATGTTCTTCCTGGGAGAGCCGGCGGGTCTCGTTGATCGACTTGGCCGTCAGGTAAGTCTTGCCGCCGAGCAGCAGCCCGAGCGCCGCCGTGACGCCCATAATGGTCCAACCCACCGGCCCCATCGTGTAGCCGAAGGTCATAAAGGCCGTCCCCAGGACGCCCAACGCGACCACGAGCGGGGCCGTGCCAAAGGCAAGCCCCTGAATCGCGGCCGAGAGCTTGTCGGCACCACCGGCAAGCTCCATCACGGTCCCCAGCACGCGGGTGATGGCACTGCCGAAGTCTTGAGTGAGGTCAATCTTCAGCCGGTTGATCTGGCTGGTCAGCTTCTCGGCGTCGGTGCTGGTGAACTGCTTGAAAATCTTGTCCAGCGCCTCGGGGGTGGAAGCCTCCATCGCCTTCATGGCCGCTTCAACCTTTTCGGCTCCACTCTGGGTCAAACGCAATTCAGCCGTCAAGGCGCGGACGTTGCGCACCGACTGGCCGATCCCCGAGGCCATGTTGTGCGAGGCTTCGGCGACCGCTTGCAAGGCCCCCTGGAACCCCTTGGCTTGGACCAACTGCTCGGGTGAAGAGAAGCCCAGTTCCCGGATGACTTTCTTCATGTCCTCCGAAGGTTTCAAGAGCGCCATCATGGCCCCGCGCAGGCCCGTCGCCGACTTGTGGGCGTCTTGGCCGCCAATGGTCAAGGCAATCATCGCGGAATTTAGCTCGTTGAGATTGACACCCATCTCTGAGGCAATGGGAATGACTTGCCCCATCACGTCCGCCAGTTCCTTGCCCCGGACGTGCCCCAGGTTGATCGTGGTAAAGAACTTCGAGGCCACTGAATCGGCCTCTCCGCTCGCCATGCCGAAGGCGTTAAGCGTGCCGGTCAGCAGGGTCGTAGCGTCCTGAAAGTCCATGACGCCGACCCGCGCCAGCTTCACGGCCGCCGTCATTACGTTGGCGCGCTCGGACATCCCCGAAAACTGGTCCGAGATGGTCTCGTACAGACCCTCGGTGGCCTGCGACAAGGGGATGTTGAACTGCTTGGCGAACTCCGCCGCCTCGCTGCTGAGCGAAGCGAAGGTGCCGCCGATCTGCGGGGCGACCGTCTGGATTTCGGCGATGTGCTGTTGGAACTCGATGGACGCCTCCACCGCTTCATGCAGCGCGTCCCGAATCTGGCTCATGGTGCGGACGATCATCTGCGTCATTACGACGCGGCCGAGCGTCTGCCAGGTGAGGGTGAACTTCTCGGTCTTCTTCTTGCCCTCGTCGATCACGTCGTTTGCCGGCTTGAAACCGGTGGCGACCTTGCCGCCAGCCTCCGCGCCAGCCGCGCCGACGTTCCGCAGGGCGGCGTCCAGTCGCTTGGCCTCCGCCTCCATGCCGGGCGGCAGCCAGAACGACGGAGACGCCGCAGCCGCCGCAGGAGCCGCAGTGGGCGTTGCCGCCCCGCTCGGCATATTCGACATGGCCGTGGACAGATTGCCCGCCGCCGTGGCCAGGCTCCGCATCGTCTTCAGGACCGCCGCCGCCCGGCCGTTGAAGGTATCCAACGCCTCGCCGAACGTGCCAAACGCCCGGCCGGTCGCTTGCAGCGCGGTGTCCAATCGCTGAAGCGCGCCCAGAGCGTCTTCGACATTGAAGCCGAGCGTATTGACAATCTGTTCGTCGGCCATGTCGGCACCTAAGTCTTGACCGTGTACGCTTTCACGTAAGGTGCAACGCGCAGTAGTCGCACTTTGTCCGCGACCCGCTGAAAGGCATCAACGCCCTTGAGTTGGAAGCCGTAGGGGCCAGGCTGGTGCAACTTGGCGGGCGGCGGATACTTCGTCGGGTCCGGGTCCACGTTGGCGTTGTGGTATTCGTTCCAGATCAGCCACGGCAGGGTCGTCGAGAAGGTGAAGGTGTAGACGCCCTTCATCTTGTCCGCCTGCATCGAGCCGTCGCCGGCAAGCTGCCCGATGCCAACCCGTGGGCCGCTGGCGTCCACTTGGGCATTGATGGTCTGCGCCAGCCGCCAGAACGTCGCCCGCGATGCCCCGGTCCAGTTGGGAATCTCCAAGAGCACGGCATCCAACCACGCCATCAACCCTTCCGCCAGGGCTTCCTTCATGTAGCGGTCCAGGGCCGTGCGGTACTGGTCCACGTTGATGCGTGGGACGCGGAAGGAATACTTGACTTTCATCGGTCAGGCCCCTTCCAGATAGGCGATTGCCCTGCGTAACGTATCGACGCTATCCTTGAACGCACCAAGTCCTATGTTGCACTTGTTGCAGAGGAGGCCGCGCACACGGCCGCTGCGATGATCGTGGTCAACACAAAACTCCGCTTTGCCGTTTGACGCCGGCTGATCGGACCCACAAATCTTGCAGCATCCGCCCTGACCCTCAAGCATCGCGGCGTAGTCCGACAATCCAATCTTGAACTTCTTTGCAAGCTGGTAGTCGCGGCAGCATGTCTTGCACCAGGGCTTCCGCTTGCGTCGATTCAACTGGGCCTTATGAAAGGCGTGCGCCGGCTGCGCCCTTCCGCAGACGGCGCACGTATGCAGTGTGTCGAACATGGGTCAGACACCCTCACTGCACTTGCCGCCACCGGACGTTATCGCTTGCCAATGCCTGGGGGCCTCCCTGCCCCGATTAGCTGAGCTTCCCGCTCGCTTTCGTCGTAACTCCGTGTCTGGTCGAAAGCGAGGACGAGCGCCTGGGTCTCCAGACCACACTCGTCCCAAGACGCCTTAACGCCCGGCGGTCGAATCCCTAGCCGTTCGCAGGCTCGCCAGATGGCGTATTCGCCGGTACGGTAACTGGGCCAGAGAATTCGGGCGGCATGGGTGCCTGACCACGTAGAAAAGTCTCGCGGGCCTTCGTCAGCTTCGCCTCGTCCAAGGAGTTGGCCTCCATGACCAGGGCCAGCACGCGATTAGCCTCGATCTGCGTCAGGCCGCCGTCGATCAGGTCTTGTTCCCAGTTCGCCCAAGTGCGGGGATCGTCCAGCTTCACGCTGTCCCATTCGATCTGGCTGGGTTCCAGCGCGCGGGTCACGATGTAACCCAGCCGCTTCTTGCCCCACTCCACCATAACTTGCTGGTAGGTGGGATCGTTCTCCTCGGCCACCCAGCCATCCTTGGTGAACTTGCCCGGTGGCTTGGGGAGCGGGCACTTGGCCTGGAACTCGTCCATGTCCTTCAGGCCCGTGGCACGAAAGACGATGTTCTGCTCGGCCCGAGGCAGGACCAAGAGCACTTCGTTGCAAAGGGTTTTGGGGTCGATACCGGCAATCTTCATGTTGTCCCTCGCTTGAAAGGAAAGAGAAAGTTGCGGTGCCGGCAGCGCAGCCGGCACCGCGTATCCGATCATGTAGACCGGAAAAACCGCCCTCACAGGAGCGGGGAGTTGTCACTATGCCTCGCGCTCCACGAGCGGTTCGGTCGCCTTGCACTTGCCCGTAATCGAGATCGTGGACTCCTTGTAGTTGATCTCGCGGGTCTCCGAGCGGAAGTCGGGAAATGTCACGCGCTCCTTCTCGGACGTGCCGCAGGGCGGCGTGTGCAGAACCACCACGTCCACGCAGTACGGTTCGCACAGGTCGCTGGACGCGCTCACCCACTCGACCGCCCCGCCGATGCCCTTCAAGGCGTCCATCGGGCTGACCGGCTCGCTGGTGCCCTGGGTGATGTGCTCGAAGACGGCCTCCAGCTTCACGTCCATCGGCACTTGGTCGCCTTCCTTCACGGTGTCCAAGTCGCCCCGATCCTTGAGGTACTCGTACTCGTTGTGCTCGGTGTAGGTGAGGTTCCCTTCCCCGATCTTGATGTCGAGGTTTTGGGGATAGAACGTCAGCACCGCGCCGTCGGCATAGGTTCCCGCCCCGAGGGCCGGCGAAAACGTGATTTCGGTCGTCGGGCCGGCGTCGGCCGGAGTGCGAGCCGTGACGGTGTGGAATACCTGATCCGTCTCGCCCGCGATCTTGAAACGCGCCCCCACGGGCACCTTGTCGGCGTCCTGGGTGTTGAGCGCAGTCGTGTCGATGGCAAAGCTGGTGTCGGTCGCCACGGGCGGGGTGGTCGGCTCATTCACCTGGGCCGTGCCGCTGAGGCCGTCTTGCAGAATGACATCGCAGTCTCGAAGCTCAATCCTGGCCATTGATCTGGTCCTTTCTGTTCAGTGAAGTGTCGAACGGGGTCCTGAAACCCCAACCAACCGGCCAACAGCCGGATTCCTGATAACGTCGCAGACGGTTGTAGAGAGTATTGACGTTGATACCCGTTGCCAGAGCCGCATCCTTGATGCACCCGTGGACAATGCCATCAACCATGACAGGGCGCGCAGAAGGACTGCTTGATCCTGCCTTGCATTTGCGGCTCCACGCCTCTCGCATCTTCTGCCGCGCCTCAGGTGTGTGACGCCGCCCGCGCATCCACGTTATCTGCCCCTTATGTGCTGCGCTCAGCTTCTTCCGCGTCTCAGCGGTTGGGTGCAAACCCCGTGTCCCATCTCCGCCCCACGTGAGGTTGTATCCATGTGGTGCTCTTGTCCCGAGTGCCACAATAATCGAACATTCCATCATCTTGATGAAACATTCGTCGCCCTCGTACCATGTCTTGAACTCGAAAATGTGGCGACCGTACTTGGTGATTGCGTGACGCAACAGCTTCGATCCGTGACCCGAAAAGTGGAATCGCTTTCGCCGGATAACGTCATTCGTGATGCCGACGTACTGCTTGCCGTTGATGCGGTTGGTGATGACGTAGAGGAACACGCTATCCGCTGACCTCCATTCGATAGGAGGCATCCACCATCGACTGCTTGATCCGGTCGGTCGGATTGATTTGGCCAAAATGCAGCACGCGGATGGCGTTGTGTCTGCCTTGGACCGGTGTGAGGCAACCGACCAGGGCGTTCTCGTCGTCTCCGGGCTGGTTTCCGTACTTGTAGACAGCGATGGCTCCGTCCATTGCCTCGTGAAACACGCCGATCTTTTGCATGACGGCGTACTGGTTCTTCTGCTCTTCGTAACGGCTGAGGAAGAGCACGTTCACCACCACTTCGATCTGGAAGTAGTTGTGGCTTAGCTCCTTGGTGAACGGCCCGGTAATGCGGATTTCGCACCGATCCGTGGCTTCCATGACCTCCGTGGTCCGGTCGTCCAAGCCTTCGACCAGAGCGGGAAGCTGCTGTTGTTGGGCAACCTGCTTCAAGAAGGTGGCTACGGATGCGAACACCCAGCGCGCCCAGTTGGGATTGGCGGACATGGTTAGGTCTCCTCTCCGGCCTGCGAGTCCACGGTC